GCAGCACAGGTGATCATTACGAATCACCCGCAAGCAAGTACCATGTGCAGATCAAAGGCCAGTGGGTTGACGTGTACGACATCCTGACGGCCTACAGCGTGACCAACCCAGCAGACGCGCACGCTATCAAGAAAATGCTTTGCCCTGGCCGTCGCGGCGCTAAGGACGGCATTCAGGACAGGCAAGAGGCTATTGTAAGTTTGCAGCGGGCTATTGAATTGGAGGGTGGATTGTGAGCGATTACCAGTCATTCATTGAGCAAAAGTCATTCCGGCATGTAGAAGCCGGTTTTTCTTGCCCCGAAGTGTTGCCATACCCGCTTTTTGACTATCAAGAGCCATTGGTAAGATGGGCATGCAAGCGCGGCAAGGCGGCACTGTTTGCAGATACGGGCCTTGGAAAAACCATCATGCAGCTGGCATGGGCTGACCAAGTGGCTAAGCATACGGGCGGGCCTGTCATTATCTTGGCACCGCTGGCGGTGTCATTGCAGACAATAGACGAAGGCAAGAAATACGGCATACACGTCGAGAAGGCCAATCCCGGCGCGGCGTTTTTTGGCCCCAACATTGTCATCACAAATTATGAGCAGATTCACAAGTTTGACCCCGACGTGTTTCAGGGAATTGTTATAGACGAATCCAGCATTTTAAAAGGAATGCAGGGCAAGCGCCGGCAAGAAATTACAGATTTCGGGATGTCTATTAAATACCGGCTCAGTTGCACTGCAACGCCCAGCCCTAACGATTTCATGGAGCTTGGTACACAGGCTGAATTTTTGGGCATCATGTCGCAGATTGAAATGCTGGCTATGTTCTTCATCCACGACGGCGGGGACGTTTCAAAGTGGCGGCTAAAAGGCCACGGCCAGAGCCGTTTCTTTGAATGGATGGCAACGTGGGCAGCGGTCATCAGAAGCCCGACTGATCTTGGATTTGACGGATCGCGCCATGTGCTGCCGAAACTTCACTACCACTCACACGTTGTCGAGACTACGCCGGAAGATGCTCTATTTGTTGAGCCTGCTCAGGGTTTGCAAGACCGCAACAAGGCACGCAAAGACTCAGTAGATGCCCGCGTAGCCGTAGCGGCTGAACTGGCAAACAGCATGGAAGGCCAGGTTCTTATCTGGTGCAACTTGAACGACGAATCAGAGCGACTGACAAAATCCATTACCGATGCAGTAGAGGTAAAGGGGAGCGATAAGCCAGACCATAAGGCAGATTCACTGGTCGGCTTTGCTAGAAGTGACGTGCGGGTCATGGTCTCTAAGCCAAAAATCGCCGGGTTCGGAATGAACTTCCAGAACTGCCATCAGATGATATTTGTGGGCCTTTCCGATTCATGGGAGGCGTACTACCAGGCAATACGCAGGTGCTGGCGGTTCGGGCAATTGGATGAAGTTCAAGTCCACGTTGTAAGCGCAGACACCGAGGGCGCGGTCATTGAGAACATACAGAAGAAAGACAAAAACAATCAGGAGCTAGGCGCATCAATGGTTGAGCACATGAATACCATGATGGATAAAGAGATATTCAGCGCTGCAACCAAAAAAACAGAATACGAAGCAAACATAAAAATGGAGAATCCAGAATGGCTAATGTAATAGATCAGGTAATGAACGAAAACTACGCAGTCTACCACGCGGATACCGTAGAAATGGCCGCAGGTTTACCGGATGACTCGGTACACTTCTCAATATTCAGCCCGCCGTTTGAGTCGCTGTACACTTACAGCAACAGCGACAGGGACATGGGCAACAGCAAAGACAGCGGGGAGTTCTGGCAGCAATACCTCTACCTGATCCGCGAGCAATTTCGAGTAATGAAGCCGGGGCGTATTGTGGCGATCCATTGCATGAACTTGCCGACCAGCAAGCAGAACGATGGCTTTATCGGCATCCGTGACTTTCGCGGCGAGATCATCCGTGAGTACCAGAACGCAGGTTTTATCTACCATTCCGAAGTCGTTATCTGGAAAGATCCCGTAGTGGCCATGCAGCGCACAAAGGCTCTAGGGCTGCTACATAAGACCATCAAGAAAGACAGCGCCATGAGCCGCATGGGCATTCCTGACAGCATGGTGATGATGCGCAAGCCGGGCGCTAATGATGAGCCGGTTAGCGGTGCGTTTACATATTACGTTGGCACCGATCCCGCCCCGGGCTTTAAGCGGCACGTGTGGGACGATGATCGCGAGGGATGGACGGTTCAGGATGACAGCCACAATACTAGCGTTGACGTATGGCAGAGGTACGCCAGCCCGGTTTGGTCTGATATCAATCAAACAGACACGCTGAACTTCCGCGAGGGCCGAGACAGCGACGACGAGCGCCATATCTGCCCGCTACAGCTTGATGTTATTCAGAGGTGCTTGCAGCTTTGGAGCAACCCTGGCGAGATTGTATGGAGCCCGTTCATGGGTATTGGTAGCGAGGGCTATATGTCTCTAAAAGCAGGGCGCAAGTTCATTGGCGCAGAGCTGAAAGGATCCTATTTCGAGCTGGCACTGCGCAATCTTGAGGCTGCCAAAGAATCACAATACGATCTATTTTAAGGGCTACCATGAAAATCATAATCGAAAAATCAGACATCAGCGCAACCATGAAGCGTGCGGCAAAAGTCGCGCCACAAAAAAGCACCATGCCCATATTCACACACGTCGCATTAGACTTTGACGGCGAACTGCTAACGATCACCGCCAACGACGGCGTGCGCACGTATTCAGAATCGGTACCGGCTACCGGCGATCCGGGCAAGTGTACTATTGAGGCTCAAAAGCTGGCGCGAGCCGTTGCCGGCATGAAGTCCGGGCCGATTGAGATTACCGAAGGCCAGATCAAACAGGGCCGCAGCAAGCTGAAACTTGAGTCTATGCCGTTCGATAATTTTCCTCAGCCAAATTACGAGGACGCGACAGCTACCACGCTAACCTCTGGGCAGTTGGCGGAAGCGATTGCCGTAGTGTCACACGCAATGGCACAGAAAGACGTGCGACCATACCTCAACGGAATCCATTTAACGGAAGGCTTTGCAGTCGCCACAGACGGCCACAGGCTGGCATTCTGGGAAATAGACTACAATGGGCCGGATGTTATAATACCGTCTGACAGCGTGCGCCAGATGCCCGTTATGGACGGGATAGTATCGGTGTCTGACAGCCAGATGACAATTAACGGAAATGGCGCTAGGTTTAGCACCAGCCTGCAATCGGGCAAGTATCCAGACTGGCGTAGAGTTGTTCAGAAAGAGTTTGGCGCAACCGCTACCTTAGCCGCAGATGATTTTATTGCCGCGCTAAAAACAGCGCAGCTTGGCCGTGAGAATGGCCGGTTTGAATTTACGAGTGATACGCTATCGGTTGTAAACGATAATGCCGAGGCCGCGTGTGATGTTCAGTGTGATAAAGAGATCACAACCGGGTTCAATTACCAGTACGTTATTGATGCAGTCATGGCAAGCGGTTTGCCTGATGTTGAAATACAGATTAACCAGGCAAAATCCAGTCTGATTAATGGGAATTTTGTTCTTACGCCGGTTAGAATCTAAAATAAAAGGAGTATGTCGCTATGAACAACCACATCGAGCTTGATCCCATGGGGGTGGAGGTATGAACCTACCCAGCAGCATCAAAAACCTTGGCCGAGTTCTGAGAGCCATGCACGGCGCCGGCCCCATGACAGCCGGAGCTATTCGCCGCAAAGCCAATATGCACCCGGACACCGAAATCACCGCACGAATCCGCGACATCCGAAAGCTGGGCTGCATCGTGGCTTGCTACAACATCCCCCAGGGCAATTCAATGGCCGTGCCTTGCATGAAGTGGATAGGCGAGCGCATCCAGGCAGTGCAGGAAATAACAGAGGCTCAAGCCTAATGAGCGAGGTAGCAGAACACTGGCTTCACGGACTGCGAGCACTGGTCAAAGACTTTGCCGAAGCAAAAGCCCAACGTGTGTACCTAGAGCACTACCGCAAAAGCAAGAAAGCCATACTGATGGCAGAGGCCGAAAGTATTGATCCGATGAAATACAAATCTGCGGCCAGTCAAGAGGTATACGCATACAGGCATGATGAGTACATTGATCTGCTGGAAGGGCTGAGGGCTGCAACCGAGACAGAGGAGTACAGGCGTTGGCAGCTCAAAAGCAGGGAGATGCGTTTCGAGGAGTGGCGCACAGAGCAGGCCACGCAGCGGCAAGAGCAAAAACGATACGGAAATTAACTGAGAGGTAATTATTATGGAAGGTTGTGAGTGGGGAAGTGTTGACTATCACAAAAGACATTTCACAAAAGTTGAGCCAAAAAGCCGCCGGAAGTGTGGTTGCTGCAATAGAAGATCTACGCACATTGGCATGGCAAACAATATTGCGTTTGTGAGTGGCTGCGAGATGAGCATTCGCCGATGGGTCAGGGCCGGGAAAGGCACAGCCTGATGCGCAAATGCCGACACTGCAAGACAGAGCTGCCAAAGGTTAGCGAGAGTACGCCGATACAGGCAAAAGGCTATTGCAGCTTTGACCATGCAGCCGAATATGGGCTGATTAAGGCCAAAGCGTCTATTGGCAAGAAGAAAAGGCAGGAGGTCCGTCAGGCAAAGGAAAAGGTTAAGACCAAGAGCGCACATGCAAAGGATACGCAGACAGCGTTTAACGCATACGTACGTACACGGGATGCTGACCTGCCTTGTGTGTCTTGCGGCAGGCACCACAAAGGGCAGTATCACGCCGGGCACTATCGCACGGTAGGGTCACACCCTGAATTGCGGTTTGATGAGAATAATTGTCACAAACAATGCGCCCCTTGTAACAACCACAAATCTGGCGACGTGGTTAACTACCGCATAAACCTGGCCGGCAGGATTGGCGCAGAAAACCTGGCATGGCTAGAGGGACCGCACGAAGCCAAGAAATACACGGTTGACGACCTGAAGGCGATGACAAAATATTACCGTGCGAAACTTAGAGAAATTGCAAAATGAATGGGGAACCGACCGCTACACGCCGCGCCCTTCATGCCAAACCGACCGCACCCAACTAGTAACAGCCCTAAACCAGCTAAGGGGCGAGACTGATATGGGCGTGGTGGCTGATGTTATTCTGTCA